TAGGCACAATAACAAAAGAAGTTAAATATTCTGTACTATACATGAAAGCTTTGAAAGCATTGCAAGAGGCGATGACTCGTATTGAGACACTTGAAACAAATCAAGCAGCACTTGAGGCTCGCATAGCCGCATTAGAAGCCAACTAACAGGAGTAAATTATGGCAACTTACACTTGGGATTTCCCACAAATCGACACAGCCCCATCAGAGGGTTCTTTAACAGATGTAGCCAAGTCAGTACACTGGCGGCTAACAGCAACGCACGACAGCGCAACAAATGACGAAGGCGCACCGCTTTCTGTCAGTGCGTATGGCAGTGCTGGTATTGGTGAGGCTAATGCTGACAGCTTCACAGCGTTTGACAGCCTGACACAGGAACAGGTGAAGGGCTGGGTGCTGGCAAGTCTGGATAAGACAGAAGATGAGCTAGAAGCTATGCTTGATCAACAGCTAGACAATCTTATCACGCCGCCAATCGTAGGCAAAACTCCAGCAGGGTGGTAAGCAATGGAAATGGGTTTCTTAGCTGACGTTCTAATAGGTGTTATAATCGCTGGCGGTGGTTGGTATATCAATCACCTGACTGCTAGGGTTGGTCGGCTAGAGGAACGCATCAATTCCACCAGAGAAACCTTCATCCATAAGGATGAGATGTCAGCTATGATGGGTCGTATGGAAGATAGGTTTGGTCGGCTAGAAGACTTGATACATAGGATGATGGACAAGTAATGGAACACGTCTTCCTGTTGCTCGTCTGGCTGGGCGCAGGAGACGGCCGTTACCTTCAAAGCAATGATATGCACTTTCGGTCAATAGACCGATGCAACCATTTTGCCGCAGAGATTTCTCGCCGATTTGGTAGCCGCCCCGACATAAGGTATAATCATCCTGACGATCAGGTCACAGCGTATTGTGTGCCTAAGTATGTGGATACCAGCAAAGTCAGGGTGTACTAATGTTAGCGGAACTTGCGGCGGCCAATGCCGCCTTCAAAATTATCAAGGAAGCTGTCAGTAATGGCAGGGACTTGGCTTCTGCCGCTAATGCCTTTGGTGTCTTTACAACCGCAAAAGAAGACTTGGAGCGCAAGGTCAACAAAAAGGGTGGCGGTGGCAAGAATAACGATCTCGCTGAGTTTATGGCCTTGGAGCGCATCAAGGAACAGGAAGCCCTGTTACGAGAGCAGATGATCTGGGCTGGCCGCCCGAATATGTGGGCAGATTACCAGAAATTCTGTGCTGAGGCGAGGCGCAAGCGTAGGGAAGCAGAAGAAAACCGCCGCAAACGCCGTCAGAGGCTCGTACACGCCGTTGTAGCTGGTTTGGCTATTGCCATAGTCGGGATAGGCGTAATCGCCGTCCTGATCGCTCTGAGAGCCACGATGAGATGAAGATCATCGTATTCATCATGGTGTTCATCTACCCAGACCGCCCATTAGAGATGGAATACGCTTTTGTAAGAGAATGCCCCAGTGCTGAGAAGGTGCAGGAATACCTGTCACAACACCCTGCCAGAAACGAGGCTATGGCTATCCAGCCAGCCTGTCAGATGATTGACCTAGGCAACGCCCTCTAAAAAAACTTAAAAATAATTTACTTTTTGTGTTGACTTACCTATACACTTAAACTATATTTAACTTATCAGAGAGAAAACAAAGGGAGATTATCTGATGACTAAATTGATTGAACTTTATAAAAAACTTTTAGACGCTGAAAAGAAACTTGCCGAAGCCGAACAGTATAGCGATTGGTCAAAGAGCATTAGTGCTTACAGGGCGTCCGCTACAAGGGCAAGCCAAAAATTAATGAGTGAATGTCGCTTTTATCTAGGCCACGGCTATCCACAGCAAGACTTGATTAACCTTTTAACAAAAATAAGGGATGCGGCCTAGTGCCACCCAAGGGAGATTATCATGATAACCAAAGACAAGATCAAATCAAAGTATCGTTGGCTCGACTTAGACGAGCTTGATTTCAAGTATATCCAGTGGAGCAACCACTTTGGGCGTGGCACGATATCTGCTGGTGACTTCAGCCAATTCAAGGAAGCGTGGATTGAGTTGATGAATGAAAACATGACCGCCATTGATAGCGGCGCAGAACCATTAACAAGGGAGATGCTATAATGAGCAAGCAAATCATCTTTATCAGTAAAGACTACCAGATTGAGGCTGACCACCCGAACTACACCCTGCAAAACTATGTCGGGGGCAAGACCAAGTGGCGCAATGTCGGCTTCTATTCGTCTGTTAAAAGCGCAGTCAAAAAGTTTATCGAGTTAAACCCACTGGATGAGAAAGAGATGACGCTGGTTGAGTATGCAGATCGCGTCATGGCATCCGCAGAGGGCGTTGTTGAGAGGGGGATCAAGTAATGGCTAGAGCAATGACGACAGAAGAAATCAAGTCGTACCAAAGGATAAGAGGTATTGCTATTGATATTGAAGGCTGGGAAGAAGAAAAGAGCCTGAGATTGTTGGATTTAGCCTATGATCTAATACTTACGCACGACATAACCAATGCTGACCTAGATATCATTGAGGAGCGTGGCAATAATGAAACCGCAGATGAAAAGGAACTCATAAAATCTATTAGGAATTTGCTGAGAGGTGAATACGAATTGGAGGGCTACGATGGCTAAAGTAATGATGAATGTAATCTTGGGTGGCTTTGCAGTGCTGTACTGTCTTAGCTGGACTAACATCCTGCACCCTACATACAACTTTTGGGGCTTGCTTTATTGGTTTGGCAATCTATAATATAGACAGGTTTTTCCTCCCAGCCTGTGTCCTTCCTAACGCGCACAGGCACTTAACCCAGTGGCTTACCTTTCGGCCACTGGGTCTTTTTATGCCTACTTTTTGCTGTAATATTTGCTAACGGCGCGGTTGCCGAACCAGAACGACATGATGGCGGCAAACAGCCCCTGTGTTTCTGGTGACCACATTAGCTCGACTGCATCCTTCCAATCGCCGCCAGATTCCATCACCTTCAGCATGATGACTACCTCAACGCATACAAACATTACGAAGAAGGCATAAGTAATAACAGGGCGCACACTGCCGCGCAGAGCGTTGACAAATCCCCCAGCGTCAATAGATCGGTCATGTTGATAGATACCCTTTGTCTCAGCGATGTCGGCCTCGGCGTCAAGCTCTTTCAGCTTGAGCTTAGACCGTGTTTCCATCAACTCAGCCTCTAGCCGCATCTCGTCTAGCTTTTGCTTGTGTTCCTGTCCTGCCCGAAAGTACGCTAAAACCTCTGGCAAGAACGATGTCCCGAAGCCTAGCATACTACCTAGTAGTGTCATCATTTTTACTGCTCCTGTTTCCGACAGCGAAATAAGTACCAACTAGCCCAGACAGAGCCAGATACTGAGCCATGAGAATAGACTCAGCCTTGGCCATGCGCTCTGGGTCAATGATGGTGGCAATAGTACACACGATCATCATAGCCAATGCCGCCCAGCACATATACCGCCTGTTGGACTGATAAACCTGTTTGTTTGGGATCATATCGTTCATAGCCATTCCCCTGTACGCATCATCTCAGCAAGATGCTCTGCCCTGTGACCGACTTGTTTTCGCCACATTGAGTCCAACATCTCATCAGCCGCTTTATCATAGTCGCCAGCGTGTATAGCGTCCTTGGTATTGCGGAACTTATCGAAGCGTGGCTGGCCAAGATTAAACATCATGCTAATGATCACAGCCTTGCGTGGCTCGTTTAGATCGTCCCAGAAGGTGTATTTCTTGGCGGCATCAATCACCTGATTGATATCGTTCATCAGCAAAAACTCTGCTTCCTTGGCCGATATACCGCCGCCTAAACGCTCGTCTATCAAGCGTCCATAACCAATGGTCAAATACCCCTCAGAGTCCTTGTAGGCGTGTTCTACAAAGCCCTCATGCTGTTTGATCAAGTCGATCAATTTTTGCGTATGATCCAAGGTCAATCTCCTTCTGCATCAGCTTACTCACCTCAACACCCATGTTATATAGCACGTTCTGCATCTCGTTATCAGATGCCTTGCCACGCCCAGTCATAAACACTTCAACCGCATCACCTGTTTGGGGGTGAAAGCTGACAGTCACTGCCAGACCCATTCCTAGCTCTGTGGTGACGCATGGTCGTCTGTTGGGTAGATTCATTTCTCAGTATCCTTATGGTTTGATCCCAGCTATCTATCTCACGCTCTGCGCTGTTAAAATAGCTCACTGGCATTGTTAGTTTGATTTTGTCCACTGAGGATACAGGCATAAAAAAACACCCTCGTTGTTCAGAAGACACGAGGGCTAGGATATCATAATCCTCGTAAGTCGGAAATCGTTTATCGCCGCCTTTGCCGACTGGAAACTGCAAACTTTTGGTGCTTTGTTTCTGTGTGCCTAGTCGCTTTGACCAACAACACGATCTAACCTGTACCCGATAACATTCTCTGCCCATATTGGCTATAAGATCAAATGCGTCCTGCTGTGCCATTGAGCAAGCCCAGCCGCGCTGTAATATGGCGGCTGAGGCTAAGTGTTCGCCAACCAGACCAGCAGTTGTGTTACTGAGGTCTGGTACAGCTATAAACAATTCAGGCGGCAATTTCGTCAAGGCGTTTTTTTACCGTGTTCAAGTCAGAGATCATGTGCATATCAGCACGTTTGTATTTCTTCTCCGCATTGTACACAGTTGTGTGGTCTTTGCCAAACACTCTGCCAATATCCGAATAATTTGCCCTTGTGTAGCGTAAAGCCGCAACCATGGCGAGGTGTCTAGCACCAGTCACATTGTGCTGACGGCGGCGGCTCAGGATGTCAATTACGGCAACACCCTTCACCTCACTAACGATGTTTATGATGTCCTTGACCCTCACATAGTTTAGGTCACGGCGGTCATAGGCTGTCAAAGTCAGGGGCTTCCCGAACAGCACTTGAATTGCGGTGTATATTCTTCTGAAAACAGTCATGGTTACAAAATACCTTTCCTTTAGCGTTGGCTAGACCTTGTGTCTTCCAACTAAATTGATTATTACAATAGTGGCAAGTACCGTTGCCACCCCACGGATGCCGCCCACTGCGGTCAATCTTTTTTGCTTTCTTCACGGCGTTCAGCCCTTCTGCGCTCTAGTGCAACGGTTATCAACCGTGAAGCAAGATCAAGTTGTTCGTCAGGTGATTGCATATAAATAAACATATCAGCACAATCATCTTCCGTTATCAGCAAACCAAATTCACGAGGCACAACCAGCTTGACCTTGCGGTTTCTACTGGCTGTGACTTGTGGCTTGCGGCGAAACCTAGAAAGGAACGTCATCATCTAGGGCTACCTGTTGCTGTGCCTGTGGCTGTGGCGTAGCCGCACCATTAGGCTTTGCGTCCATCAGTGACAGTGCAAGGCTCATGTAAGTATCGTTTTTAGCAGACACTTTGTTCCACGCAGAAAGCCGATATTTAACGCCGTCAATCTCACAGCTACCTGTCATGTCAGGTTGTTTAGCGTTTTCCTTTTTGTGGTTCACAAACAGAACGCCCCGAAGGTTATTATCATAATCAGACATTAAGAATCTCCATTTTACGTTGCCTAAATAAATCTTTTTTCTCTGGGGACAGAGTCTCAGAGACACGGTTATAAAGAGCCTTCAGGCTCTCTATGTCAGGTGCTAACCTGATCTCTTGCTCAAGAGGAATTTCTAGCCTCTTGAAATCCATTGCTGGTGGCGGTGCAGACATCGCAGGACTGCTTGCAACAGTCTGCGGTAGGTCTTCACCCTGAAACAGATATGCGCCCAGTCCCAGTGCCGCTATCGCCTTTGCCAAGCAACGCTGAAGCGACTTGTTCACCTCAAAGCTGTCTGGGTTCTGTATAGGCTTATTAGCGTGGTTCAGGACAGGCATAATCTCTGTGCATGACGAGTCTAGGCTTGGAACGGATACTGTGACTTGCACATAGCCGTAGCCGTTAGGGTCAAGCATAAACGGTAGTCCGTTAAAAATATGCTTATGATATGTGGCATCTGGGTAATGGTCTTTTAAGATTGACCAAGCCCATGCCCAACTTAGGTAGGTAAAGCCGTTCTTTTTCTCAGCGTATTTGTTAACGTCAACGGCTGATAGTGTGTTCCACACAGATTTGTTTATAGATTCCATAGTGTCCTCGCTTCATCAATAAACTGGTTGTTCCAATAGAATGGATGGTTAAATTCTGGCTCTACCAGACCAGCAAGCACCTTGGGGTCGGTGCTGATTGCCAGTAGGTTTTGCCGGATCAAAGCCCTGCGCCGTAGGTCATACAGGCAGAACTCTAAACTTTCAGGCGATAATTTATCGCAGTTGTCTCGATCAAAATGCACAATGTCACTGTCACTGATGTACACAATGTTTGGGTTTAAGCCTGTTGCCGCATGGTACACTGCAACTTGGCAAAGATGATTATAGTCAGGCTCTTTTGGCATAGCTGGCTTAGACCAGCCACGAGTGCCATCCTTTTTGATCTGACCCTTGCGCGGTGCTTTGGTCTTCATCTCATAGAGATTGTTGCCATGCACTAGGTCAATGTAGCCTGTTAGTGGAACAGATATGTCAGGCAATTCCAGATGTATCTTCTGCTCTGCTTCTGCGCCTACCATCTCAGCAAAATGCTCACAGCCAAGTCTAACGGCTGGGTCAATACGCTCACGGAACTCAATGCGCTTTTCCTCATCCTCATCAGCAGGATGAAAGTCATAGTCTAGCAACGCCTGATCAACAGCCTGATCCATGTCAATATTGCCGACAAGAAAAGCCTGTATGCCATTGTGGACGGCTGTGCCATAGGCGGCGTTCTCGCCGACTGTGATCGCTCTGCGCTGATCCTTGCTGAGATACACATACTCAAACAGCCAGTTGGGTGTCGGCCTCAATAGCTGTGATGGGCTGAAGTGATCCAGACCAATCTTTAGGAAGTTTTCTTCACTCATGTTCTGTCACCTGTACAATTTCTACATCGCCAATAACAAAGCCTCTCTGAGACATACTGCTATGGCGTTGCTTTAACCTTGCCTCTGCCAATTCTATTGCCTCATCGCTAGACCGCGCACTAATGACGTACTCTCTATAAAAATCAACCACCAAGCAGACCTTATAGTTTTTGGCATGATGGTTTCTTGCCAAAGTCCTTGTTAGGTTAACTGACTCCATGACTGACCTCACGATGATAAATTTGCGGGGCAAACTCATTCCAAATTTGGTAATCACGATCTAACTGATACTGCATAGCGTACAGTGTGGAGCGTTGTTCAGCACCTCTGCGAAACACGCTTGGGTCTTCTGAGTAGTCATAGAACCAGTCATGACCTTGTAACGCTTGGCGGTAT